GTAGAGACAGGGCATGCCCTGTCTGTACTGGCCATAGAGGATGGCTACCAACAGATTGAGAAGCGATTTTTTTCCGGTTTCCTGAATTTCGAGGGCCACTGTTTGCGCATCGATAAATTGAGAAGTCGTAAGAGAAGTGATCAGGATATTATCAGAAACTTCGAAAGTATAGCCTTTCAAGGTGTGGCGGCGGCGACCAATCACCGGTACCAGGTTTGCAGCGAATACCAGATCGGGAACGATATTCTTTTCTGCTTTTTCGGCCCAGCGAACTTCGGGTGTTTGCTCCAGCTCAAATGGCATGTACCTTGAGAGTTGCTCACGAACTTCCTTTTTCAGCTTTGAAAACGATTTTTCGTTCTTGTATTTCACCTGGAGAGGAAAAGTAAGCTGCTGGGCGATGCGCCAAATATTTTCACACTGCTGATCAGTCTTTTTATGATCCGGATGCAACCTAAGACTTACTCCGGAGATGAGAGCAAACAGTTTTAAGCGAAAATGGCGCAAACTAAGCTCACCAGCCATAAATAGCACAATCAGGTCTAATAAAGCGATGTATTGCTTTGTCGTTAATTCTTCCCAGCTATTTTTTAGCTGGTAGCTGTGTCCGTTGCTGAATGGGATCTCGATCATGGCATGTAAAATTTATCGTGTTCGGTTAAAGTGCTTTCGGGCATGATGTAGGTACCGGCATTGCGCGGAGCATTGTTGGCTTCCTCTATTTTCAGGAAATACATAGCTGCTTTATTGCGATAGGTAGCAGACGATGAATTTTTGATAGAAGCCTCACTCTTAGTTTTATCGGTGATTTCTTTGATAATATCACTCCGGATCCCTCTTGGCAATTCGGTATAATCTAATTGTCGGCAGGCACGTGCCAAAGTTTCATAAACAAGTGCTTTACCAATAAGCCATTTCATATTCGAATCTTCAATTTCAGGAAAGGCTTTTAGTCTTGACTTAATTTCTTCGTTCTGAACTTCTTCGATGATAAAAACCACATTGTTGAAGAAATAGGAAGAATCGACAGCTCCGTAAAACCGTTTAAACTCTTTTGAATTCTTAATAAACAAGGTTTGGCGAAGCTTGTATTGATCGGTTTCGGCATAATCGGTAAATGTTGTGATTTTAGTCTCCAGATGATTGAGCAGGAAGTTCAGCTCTGTCCAGGCATTCTCCAGGTAAGTTTCAATTTGCTGATCTTCCTGATATCGGTAAAGTTTATTTTCGGTATTATTCCGCTGGGAAGCCTCGAATACGAAATAAGGAATTGCAGTCAGGTTAGCCAGGGATCCACGCAGGAATCCAACAGCGACGCCTTTATCAGAGGTGGCATCAAATTCTTCAGTGGCATAATAATCTTTCAACAGATCATAAGTCTTCTGGCCGATCAGGTTAATCAGTTTCTGATATTGAGGACGATAATGGGCTTCAAAATTCTCAATCTTGTCATCTGTTGGCATTTGCGGAGCGAACTCGCGCAATTCCGATGAATATTTAAAGAAATCGGTTATCATACGCTTAGTTTTGAAATGATTTGATTTAAAAGTTCTTGCTGTTTATCCAGCCGATTATTAACCTGCTCGGTTGATTTATTTTGCTGGTTTTGAAGGCGATCGTTTGGAGAAACATCTTGCTGCTGAGAAGGAACATCTGTATATAGTCCAATGCGGAAACCTTGTTTGTATAAAGCCGGGAAATTGACGTTTATGGCTTCGTTTAAGGCAGAACAGGTCATTCGTTCGGCAGTTGGAAGATTTGCGTACAGATATATGATGTAATTGTAGTAGGCATCAGAGCCGGATTTGCTGATTACGCCATCTTTTGAGATGTTTGAAATACTGGAGTCGAGTCCGATCGAGCTGGTGATTACTTCATCGGCACGTTTATCGTAGTCGATTAAGGCTTTAATGTATTTTTCCGGGTTTAAATCGAGTACAATAATATCCCAACCTGTTTGATCTCCCTTTTCAGTGGTATATTTAAAAGTTGTAAATGTTTTCCCTTGATTTTTAACTCCAGTAAGAAAATTGGTAAGTTTTCTCATTTCCGCTTTAATGTAAGCGTCGAGTAATTCTTCATGATATTCGGTTCCAATTTCAATGCCGTTTGGTTTTAAAAGCGGCTTATTTTCAGATGCTAGAGTTTGATTTCTATCGCAATATCTTTCTAGTTTTCCTTCAATATAAGTAACCCATTCACCGGGAATAACCACATGAACTGCTGCAGATAGCGATTTATCAAGATAACCATTTATGTATTTGGGATTTAAATTTGTAGCAGATAACCAGTCTTTTATTCCAAAGAAGAATTTATTCATTCCATAAATTTCGCCTGGAGTATGATGTTTGTGGTACGAAACAGCAACATCGTACTGAAGCGCTTTATTTTGAAAGAATCGCTCGTAAGTGCTTGTTTCAAAACTAAAACCACGACCCCAATTAGCGACTACAACTTTATTAAAGTCTTTTTCTTCGTAATTACCTGAAAATAAATTAATGTCATTTGAAGATGCTAACCGGCATCGGTTATTTTCAATATGCTCCAATCCAGCAACCGGCATCCGGCCAATTAACCTACCTGCGAAAAATCTCCATTTTGTCCAGTAATCCTCAAAATAGTAACTGTCTTTAATTACTTTATCAATATACTGTTCAGGGCTGTCTGCTAAACCATTGCGTTGCCAGTCACCCAGCCAATTCTCAATCGTTTGATTATTCTGCCAATCTCGATATAGCTTCTTATCTTCAAATGTCTGTCGGTAAACGAATAGGCCTTTACCATACAATAGTTTGTATTGCTTATCAATTAAGCCAGGCAGAAACCTATTTGTTCCAAACATGATCTTGATCTCTTCAGGAAGCATGTTATTGTGACCCTTTTGTAAAACTCTGTTACCATCTACATTGAGGAGCAATAAAGGTTGTGGTCCTGAAATAAGTTCAGGATGACTGCTATCGAATGAATCGTATTGTCGATCGATAGCAACAGGTGTGCCTTCACCCAGTTGAAATGACATCAGCGTGCCATTGTTATTGTACGAGCCTAAGCTTCCATTTCTGCTATATTCTTCCATATCAAGTCCAGTTTACTTTACGCATTGTGTAACTATCTGAAGAGAAAGCAATGAAGCGAATAAGGATGCGATAACAAGTCTTAGGATCACCATCTTTATCGATGAACAAAAAGAAGTTCTCTGAGTCTCGAGAGAACTGGTCCTCCGGAAGCTGAGTCCTAACCTTACATTCCTCTATAACCCGAAGGGTAGGCTTAGCCACTCCCTTTGTTGAGTTGTACGGGAAGAATGCAATATTGAATTTACCGTCCGGAAGTTTTGATATTTCCTTTGCCAACTCAATCGCATCGATGCCTCTCATTTCTTTCATGATTCAAATGTCATCATGCAACCAAAAAGGAGAAAGGACAAATTGAAATGCAAAAACATTATTGCCTTTTCTTTTAATTTTTTCCTTTTCAATCGTGAATTGCACCGATGGCTATATCAATACTCTGAAACCCGCACCAGACAAGGCCTCTGTCATATTTTCATGATTTTTTGTTTTTTGCCATGCCATACGGGAATTTAGCGATGCGTGCTTAGAGGAGAGACGTAAAACACAATTCTTTTCAAAATCGGTTGATTTTTGGCTGAAAATCAGATAAATAATAGTTTAAAAACTATCAATACTGTTCGTTTTTATGATTTTTTCGGCAACTATTGACTAAAAATGATAGTTTATGTAGAAATATTGTCGGGCATGGTTTGTTTGCGCTTGATATTGCTGGGTAGAAAGTTTTGAAATAGACCGAACAGTCCATAAGTGAGCGCTGAAGGTAGCTGCGTAGTAAGCCCGGCCTGATAGGGTAGCGCGACTTTATCCTCACTGGTTTTGTCGAGTTCTATCTTTCCGTCATCCGTGTGGCGAAGGGGTGAAAGGTGTATGGATGATACCAGGTTGGGACATTCATTCTCGCAAATGCGCACGCGAGGAGTGTTTCGCAGCTCTTCACCGAACAGAATCAGTGCTAGTTTATAATGTTCGTAATAGAAGATCGTTCGTTGCTTTTCGTTCTGAAGCCTGACGCGAAAGCCCAAAACATCCAGTTCCATCTTTAATTGTTTGGCATCTGTAGTGATCTTTGCCTGGATCTCGCGGCGTTTATTTCCGGCTCGGTCGTAGAATAGTTCAATCCGGTGGCAGCTGCTGTCATCATAGAAAAAGGCATGTATCATCCGGGCAAGGTCTGACTGTTGTTTTGGATGCCACACAAAAAACTCTTTGATTATCCTTAATTCATTGGTTTTTTTATTGAACTGCCCAACGATTACACTTGAGAAGTGACCAGGATCGTACATCAAAATCAGAGGTTCCTTGGGATTAAAGTACTTTAGATAACCGGCTGTCAGTTTGAAATTGTCTTTTAAGTCAAACTGAAGGATTGAATTATATTTATAACTATCTGAAAAGCAGTGCTTACTTTTCTTAAAGTTCCCAAAGAACATGTTGACGATTTGCTTGGGAGCGATGTTGCAAATGGCGGTCAGGAACTCATCCAGCGTCAAGGATTCGAACATAGTTTTAAAAAATCCAACTCCAAGTATATCTTTATTTACAAATGAACTGGCAGTAATATAGTAGGTTGCTGCTTTTCGCTGATCCCTGACAATTGGATTCCACATTTGAACGATGTGTTCACACTTCCAAATTTCCTTTTTCAGATTATTAATTTGATTATTATCCTTCGTATTCAGAAGTAGATTTTCCAGGTATAACTTTTTAACCATTGCATCATTCAAATGTTTTGCTGAATTGGCAAGCTCATCGATTAGATCCGGATTCATATTTTCCTCATATTCCTCAAACCAGTTATCTTCTCCCAGATCGACTCGGGCCGTATCAGAGACTCCAGTTATTCCCTGGTAATATGGGCTATTCCTGACATGTGAAGGACCGGTTCTTAATGCCGGGAAAATTCTGGTTTTAACCTTTGAACCTTTTTGATGTTTCATCTCATTTATGATAGCATGAACAGCGCTTTGACCAGCGACTGATTCAGGTTGATCGGAAGAAACGATTTGAAAAGTATGGCCGGTTCTTAATACCAATGCATGTTTTGGGTAAGCGATGCCAACTCGAGGTTTTTGAAAATGATTTGGAAGTTTTGACGTGCCAAAAATATAATCAATTCCTTCCTTAAACATGGGCTCCTGCTTTTCGCCAATGGGTCGTTTGTAGTAAGCAAGCAACGCTGGCATCATATTGGTCATTGCAGCGACGTAGGTCTTATGAATCAAAAATGATATTTCGCCAGGCATTGAAAATCCAACCTTTATAGATCGTGGTCCAATTATTCCTTCATCTTTTCCCCCAGCTCGAGCAATTCTTCCGACTAATACATTTGGATCGATCAAATTTGCTTTGATCTGCATTTTGTTCATGTAAATATTTTCGAATGCTTTAACAGCTGCGTTATCAATCGGTTGGTCCATCATTGTCTATTTCTTCAATTATTTCAGCATCCTCAATTCCGGCATCGTACAGCAACCGGCGCTTATCCGACTTATCAACCGGTAGCTTGGTAATCAATTCTAAATAGAATCCATCCGTGTGTTTTCGGGCAATTTCCTTTAGATTTTTCTTTTCAAAACCCAATTCTTCCAGACTCATTTTGTCGCTAATTAAGAATATTGGCGGTTGCATATCCGATAGAGAAAGTTCAGAGTTCGCTTTCAATCGATATTCCGTGGCCTGCTGTTGAATCTTTGAAGCATCTAGTGGTTTATCCATAGCCACAGCAAGTTTGGCATAGTCCTCAAGTTTGTCAGCTCCATCAAGTAGCCAGTACTTATTGGAGACATTGCAATCGACATTGAAATAATTCATCGCATCATAAATCCGTTGCTTACACACCATAAATCCCATGGTGATGCCTTGCTTTGTTCGTATTACCATTTTAAGCTTCTTTGCTGCCCTGGTAATATTCCGCTCAGTTTCCCAAATCTCCACGGCCCACGACAGCTGTTTGATGATCAGCTGCAGGTCTTCCGGTATGGCCTTCGACATTCCGGTTTCAATGAAATATTCAATGATGTCCGGGTGAAGTGATTCGATGCGTGCTAAATAATTCATATTCCAAAAAGTTCTTTTTTGAGAGTGCTTAACTTGGTTCGTTGCTGCCTGTTGTTCAACTCAATGATTGCTAATATTTCGCCTTTTTCAGATTGCTTTGCCAATTCAGCATCAATATTGTAGTCGCCTATGGCCACGCCCTGGTCATAGAACTGCCTGATCTGGTTTTCTTCATCCTGGAACTCTACCAGAAACCGTTGGGCATCATCGCCAAACAGTCCAAGCATCTTGCATATTCGCTCCGGAGCATACTTTAGAGCGCCATAATTCCTGATTTTTATGAGGCTGCTTTGGTCCATAGCTGATCTTTAATATCGTTCCACATGATTTCCTTACCGTCGCGGATCAGGCGAATATCTTCGCTATTCTGGTAGTTGAAAAAGCGACGTACATCCTGATCGACGTAAACCGGATCCAGCTCCATCTCGAAGCAGATTCGGTCCGTTTGTTCACAGGCCATAATTGTTGCTCCGGATCCGGAGAAGAAGTCAGCAATGATCTGTCCAGGCTTCGAACTATTTTGCACCAGGTAAGCGATCAGTCCAACCGGCTTCATGGTAGGGTGGATATCGTTCCGGGTTGGCCTGTCGTACTCAATGACTGTTGATTGTTTTCGGTCGGAGTACCAGGAATGGGATCCTGTAGGTTTCCAGCCATAAAGGATGGGTTCATGCTTCCAGTGGTAATCCTGACGGCCCATAATGAAGGCTTGCTTCAGCCAGATCAGGCATTGAGCCAGTTTAAACTGGACATCCAGCAGCGCCTGCCTAAAATTATGTCCTTCAGTATCGGCATGAAAAATATAATAGGAAGCACCATCCGCCATCACCCGGTACATATTCCGGTAAAAGTCAAATAGGAACTGGTAGAACTGGCCACCGGTCATGTGATCGTTTTTGATTTTAAGGGCATCCTTAGTTTTACCCTCGTAGTTGACATTATAAGGAGGATCAGTTACCACCAGATTTGCCAATTTTCCGGCCATTAGCCGCTTAACGTCGCCCCAAACAGTACTACTGCCACACATCAGGCGATGCTTGCCCAGCAGCCAGATGTCGCCCTCACGCGAGAAGATATTCTTCTCATCCAGTTCCGGAGCTTCATCTTCTTCAATTTCTTTGTATTCTGTCGTTATCGAAGCATGTTCTTTTTCAAATCCAAGGGTTTCGTCTCCAAATGAAAGGTTGAAACGCTGGAGCGTGTCCATGCCGATATCGTACTTTTCAAACAATTGAGTATCCGGATTCTTTTTGGCAAACTCCGAATTATAAGCTGCGATTTCTTCCACCGCTTCGCGTTTGTCTTTTGCCTGTATCGGTTCGTAGGGAATAGCCGGAATGATAAATCCATTTTTTCGAAGAGTGATTAATGCCGATTTTCGCTGATGTGCATCGATGATCCACAATTTTCCATCAGAATCCTGCCAGGCTTTAAATGCATACTTAAAACCCCTGGTGATAATAAGCATCTGGAGCTTCAGGTTCTTGTCGGCATCGTAAATTTTAAAGTCTTCCTGCAGGTCGAAGAACTGATCCACTTTTGCAGTGGGTAAATTACCCAGGTTGTACACAGTGATCTCATTCATTTTTTATTCTCCTCCAACACTTCGCGCATGATTGCTTCGCGCTCGGCATGTTTTTTAAGATTTTCACGATCTTTTTCGTGTTGGTTTGGCGACCTCTTTTCATTATTCAAAAAACTATTGTACCGGCTGACATTGTTGGCTGTATTGGTATATTCTGAAAGGAACTCTGCCGGTTTCTCATTGAGAAGCTCCTTATATTTGAATCGGATACTATGGTGAACGATTAGCGGGTGCCGGTTTAGCCATTGGCCAGTATCGTTAAAGTTTTGAAGTTCTTTAAAGGCGAGAAGATTGCGGTTGCGAAGCTCTGCCAGATCAATTACCAGGTCTTCGGTTGGCTCTTTATCAATGACCGCATCAATCGCCTTCATTTTACGATAGGTATTGACACGGTCATTATAGATAATTACAGCTTTTTGAACCTCGGAATCCTCCAATTTATCCCATTTAATGGCGGGATACTCTTCCTCCTTCTGAACTAGACTGGATCCGCTTTGGATTCGCTTTTTTTTTCTTCCTCAAGTTCAGCTGTAGTTTCTTCCAGGGCAGCTTCAGTTTCCTCCAATTGTTCCTGAAGGTCCTCGTTTTCCGATTCCAGTTCTTCAACTTTACCTTCCAGTTCTTCTTTTTCAGCATTCATCTGATCAATTACCTGGTCAGAGTGTGATTCAGAAACTTTGGGTAAGTTTAACCGATATTCTTCCATAATAGGGCGAAGAGTAGCCAGTTTATAATCAGGAGCTTCAATTTTTAATCCCCTGGCTATGTTTGCAAGTTCAGGTTGTTTGACCGTTAAAAAGTCAACAGCAAGCAGTTTTTCAATGAACTCAGCGGTTTTAACGAAATCAGGAACGATTGATTCCGGCAATTTAAGCATTACTGCAGCCATGTCTTCCGGGAAATCTTTAATCAATTCCTTGATATGAGCAATTATTTCAGCCTTTTCTTCCAAGGTTTTGACTTTATGGATATGTGCAGCAAGCTTCCCGGTTTCTGCAGTAATGTCCTTCATTTCTTCAATAGTGAGCTTCTTTACCGGAGCTGGCCTGTTGGCTATAATTTCTTCCATGCTGGCCACATCAAGCAATGCCCATACGATTTCACACTGAGCTTTCTCTCGGTTAATCACTCCGACGCGTAGAGCCGGTGATTTAGGCGATTTTTTTAAGAGCAGTTCTTTATCAGCTTCCAGATACTCCTGACCCTGCAGCTGATGGTAGGCTTGTTTTTTTTCTGCAAAATTCATGATAATATGTTTTAAGGTAAGACAATCCAATCTTCAGCAAGCATATCAGCCTGAGAAGCAAGCCAGCCAACGCAAACTGTTTTTTGTGCTGTAAACATGTCAATGTGTGATTGGAAATGAACCACACCTGTATTGTCTTCAATTGGCTGTCTTGAAGCTTCATTCCTAAGGAATTCTTTATCAACTGGAGTTCCTCTAACTAAATATAAAAACATGCCTTTTCCATTCCAACCCTCACGGGCAACCCTTTTTTCTTGTTTTAGGGCTTCAATAGCTTCTCCGAATTTCATGGTCTAAAATTTAAAGTTTGATCAAATGTATTTTGCATTGCAAAAAACCGAAAGGACATAAAAAAGCCCGGATCCTGAATAGGATCTCCGGGCTTTCGGTCGAATGTATGAAGATATTGAAAAAGGGTCTCTAGGCGGTCTGAATCCGGCTTTTCTCTATCAGGGTATTTGAATCCATTACCTGGAATATAATCTGGCTGCCGGGATTAGCCGTCCATGGGGCTTCATCTCGTAAAACAAACGCCGTATTATCATCGATAACAGGTGCAACACCATCAGCAGCCGGAGCTTTCACCGTAATATATCGACCATGATCAGCTTCAGCCAATCCACTGATAGTTATAATTGTTGCAGCTCCATTGGTCAGCGTGTAAGTATCTACACCATTCTGTATGGCAAGATTTGTTACTCCAGCTCCTAAGACAACCGGTGCAGCAACGGTCAAAGAGCCGGTAAGGATCATTTCTTTGCGCCAGTGCTCATTATTAAAGGTCAATGAGATATACTTCCCTTCTTTATCTTTCTTAACCTCATGATCTTTCAAAATGAGCGCTCTTTCATAAGTACCCAACTGGTAAATAGCAGGATCCTCGCATTCTTTATAATTCAAGATAAAACCTTTGCCCTGGTATTCATCAAGGAAATTAAGCGTAGCAACCGAATAGCGAATAGTGATACTGAATGTATTGTCAAACGTAGAAGTAATATCACCATGCGTGCCTTTCGCGCTATATTTCAACGAATTTTCAACTCCTTCGAAAATATGCTGTACTTCTCCGGCTTTCAGTGGTGTAGTTCCTATCTCACGCGATGCGTTAGGCATTGGAAATGCAACCGTAGTATCAACCTGGTCGCGTGCCGTTAACCAAAGCCGAAAACTCAATTGATTTCCTCCGGTTTCCAGGTCATTGGGTTGCGTAATATTACCTATAGCTGCCATCGAAAGCAAGATGAGCATAACCCCACCCATTTCAACAGTTGGTTTTACAGCAGCTGGATCGGAAACTATCTGAGCTGCAGAAACCGTAAAGAATAGCAACATCGCAAAGCTGAACATCCGAAGAAGCAGCCCGAATTTGCTCTCATTAATTTTCCTGACCGAGTAGGCCAGTTGTTTTTTATTGTATTTCATATCGAAATTTAATATTAAGAGTGAATGATAAAGATCCTGGCTCCCGAGATATTTAGGAGCCAGGGATCCATCTTAGATTATTAGCGAGACTCCGGAAGAGTTGGCTGGATCAATTTATTGACAGTGCGAACACCACCAACGCAACGTTCCAGTTCACGGAATTTTGTTCCGGCATTGTTGATAGTAACCATGATATAATCACCAACGGCAGTTGGAGTCCAGGCATCAATGTCGGCAAATTTGCCAGCTTTAGCAATTGCATTCGGTTTGGTAGCTGATCCGGTTTCGATGATATATACCTGACCCTTTTTGGCACCAGTAATATCGGTGATCAAAGGAGAATCGGCGGCTCCAACGCCTACACCAGTATTTGCAACAGAAACAAACCAGAAATGTGCAGCGCCATTTGCTGTAGTAGCATTATCTGCTAATGCAACGGCAGGTTTGTTCATAAAAATTTGTTGCATAAAGTAGTCGGCAGCAACCAAAGCAGCTTTGTTTGCATATTTAGGACCGACAAAAGCAGCAGATGTACCTTCTTTCCACTGGAAGCGAGCAAGAACAGTTTCAAAATCCAACTGCAGGTAAGTTGAAAGCATTTCACCAGGAACATCTTCCAAAGACTGAACATTACCCGGTTTGGTCAAGATCATGAATGGAAGGTTTTCCATACCAGGACACCAGTAAATTGGAATGTTGTAATCAGGAACTGTTCCTAATTTCACTCCGGCAAAGTCAGTCTGTTCACCATAACTGTTCCTTACATTCTTGATCCACCAAGGCTGGTGTTCGTAGTTTAAAACGAGTGTAAATTCGTCTTTTTCCTGTTCTCCTTTTTTGGCAAGGAATGCATCAAGGAACGCTTCAACCGTTGCCAGCATGGTCGTTTTATCGTAAGAAGCAAGCGCAGAGTCACCCAGAAGTAACATCTTATTCTGGTTGAAATAACGGATCATCGTCCATATCACTCCGGTTGATGAATTGATGGATGGTCCGGCAATTCCTACTTCAGGAGCAACAGCGCAGCCCAGAACCTTCCGTTTGTTCTGTTCTGCAATAGCTTTTTTGAAGGCGCCAAGCAAATACCATTCGATCATTCCCCATTTTACAGGATCTGATCCTTCGGTATTGTAATAGCCGATGTATTTACGTTCCAATTTCTTCATTGGATCGAACTTCAGTTTCACAGAAACATCGTCAACGTGACCCATTTCAGGCTGAAGATCAACATCGCCCTTGAAAACGCGACCTTCCTGCCATGCCTGGGTAACTTCACCAAACAGCGCATTGAAAATGACTTCCATATCCTGCACATTGTACCGGCGTGGAAAGAAGTCATAAACATTTTTAGTAGATAGGATTTGAGCGATAAACGCATCCTGCCTGCGAGTAATATATTGGTTGCCCAAAGCATTGTCAACGCCATCGGTACCGAAAGCGACCGATGTTTCCATCAGTTTTTTAGGATCCAGCAGGTTGTTTGCTTTCAGGAAAGCATACCGACTGGCCAGTGATTTTCCAAAACCAACGACTTCAGCATGAAATGCTTTTGCTTCATCATCTGATGGAGCAGTTAAATCGGCATACCGTGGATTGATGGCAATTTTATTCCATCTTTTGTCAGCCGAGAACATGGCATGATCAATACCAAATGCATGTTTTTCAGTGTGAGCGAGGGCAAAACCTTCAACTTTCATGGTTCCTCTTTTTGGATTGTCGTTTTCGAGCGTAAGGGATAACTTTTCGACTTTGTCGGAAAGATCCTTATTTGAAGTTTCCAGACTGGCATTTTTAGTTGCCAGATCTTTAATGGCCTGAGCCAGATCAACAGTTTTACCTTCCTTTTCAGGAGCTTCTGTTTTGTCGGTAATTTCTCCACCGGCCTTTTCTTCAGCGGTGACCAACGCGGCTATAATAGCCATTGCTGCATCGTGTGCAGCTGCTTTCTCAGCTTGTTCCTGATCTGCTTTCAAATCAGCATAGAAGTCAGAACTATGGGTTTCGTTGTATTTTGCTACAACTTTTTCCATATCTTCCTTCGCTACCTTAGCTCCTACGCTAAATCCGAGAGCAGTCAAAACGGCCTGAAGCTTTTCTTTGAATGTTTTCATAACGAATTGATTGAATTAAAGATGATTAATAAAATTTAGTGCCTTATTTTTCTCACGTTGCTTACCGACATAGGTCAAACCCAGCTGGTAGGCTTCGTTCAGAGCATCCTTGAATGATTTCTGACCATCGATCACGAAAAGGTCGGTGGCCGCTTGTGTAGCATAAGTTTCTCCCCGGTAAAGAGGATGGTCTTCTG